AGAAAGAGATGGAGAAAGCCAAGCGTAGGCGATAATTTTTGGGTGCCTAGAATAAGGCATGACCTAGTGGCTGTGGATCGTGGCCTACAGAGCTGAAATCGAGATAGGCGTAAAGGGCTTACAACAGCTCAAAAATTTTCAAAAAACCATAAAAGAGTTAAGCACTCAAGTTGATTTGATCAACGATTTATCAAAGCAGTTTGAGCTACCCATTCAAAATATAGAAGCATACAATAGAAATCTACAAATAACTGCAAAGACGCTGAAAGAGGTCCGTATAGGGTCAGAACAAGAAGCAGACGCAATTAAAGACTATGTAGCTGCTTTAGGTCAAGCAAACGCAGCTAGAGATAGACAAAATAAACTTATCGAAGAACAAATATCACTACAGGAGTTTGCTCGCAAAGGGCAAGGCCCATCATCTCCAACAGCTTTATCATCACCTTTACCTGCTTTTGTCGGTCCTCGCCAAGCAACGAGCAGCCAAACTCAGGCCGCTGTAACGCAAGGTGTTAGAGAGATGGAAGAGGTTTACGCCTCTTTAGACAGAATTCAAGCAAAACAAGTAACCCGTGAGAATGAAAGAGTAGAAGCCCTAGGCCGTGGTACGCAAGAGGTTCTTGAACTTGCAAGGGCCGCGAAAATGGGGCCTAAGTTACCGCCTGGTTTTAACTTTAAGGAAGCAGAGTTGCGGGTAAAAACACGTTTAGCTGAAGACGCAACTATTAAACAAATAAACAAACGCAGAGTACAAGAAAGAGAGCTTCTTTCTACGCAAATCACATATGACTTAAAAGCAACGCAGGCTCGTTTGGATAACAATGACAAAGTGTTTAAGGACAGGATAAGGAAGAACAAGCAAGAGTTGGACGATTTTGATAGGCGTTTAAGACAACGAGACCAGGCTAGAGCCAGTCGAAGTGCAGCAAGACGCGATGCTTTAGGCAGCGCCATTATCGGTGGAGCGTTCCCACTTCTCTTCGGCCAAGGTGCAGGCGCTGCAGTGGGCGGCGGCTTGGGCGGCGCGGCTGGCGGTCTGATAGGCGGCCAGTTTGGCTTCGGCCTCTCTTTGGTTGGCACGGCACTTGGTCAGGCGTTTGATACTTTTACAACTAATGCTGCAAATCTTGGTAAATCTCTAAATCCTTTAACTGCGGACATAAAGGCACTTACAGAAGCAGCTGGACTTAGTGGTACTGCGACTGAGAAGCTTATTCAGTCTGTTGAAGGAAGCGTAGGTGTATTGGAAGCCCAGGAATTGGCCACTGCGCAACTTGCTGTGGTTGTAGGCGAAGAAGGGGTTAGGGCCCTACAAGAATACGGGGACTCGACAACAGAACTTAGTAGCGAGCTTGCGAAGGCGTTTACTACTCTTCAGGCAGCCATGGCGCCCGTACTGGCATCCATAACCGATTTCGTCACCCAACAAATTAAGAGAACGAGATTAGTAGAAAGAGCCGTTGAGCAAAATTTAGTTTTTGGTCTAGAGCTAAAACCTGAGTTTGCTGATAATAAAGTCTTACAGAAGGCAATACTAGACTTTAATAAAGGAAAGTTGACTGAATTAGAACTAGAAAAGCAGATTATTGAACAAGTTACTAAGAAGGATAACTTGACCCAAGCAGCAGCTGACGCTCAGCTTCAGGGCACAGCAGCCCGAAATTTCGAGGGTCAAATTCTAGCGCAAAACAATGTAATACTGGCTAAAAATAAAGATTTAACTGACGCAACGGTTCAAGCTGCAGAAAGAGAAAAGCTTGAAATTGAGCTTACAAGTAAAGAAGCCGAGATTCTTGCCAAAAATAGAAAAAAAGTTTTGACAGCAGCACAAATGCAACAACAACTGGATAACCTATATTTGGATATTAATAATAAAAAACTGGCGTTAAATAACAGTATCGCTAAGGCCGAGGAAGCTAAGGCGGCAAAGCTAGAAAGAGCAACACAAGCATCCTTAAGGGCTGACAGAAAAACACAAAAAGCCTTAGAAAAAGAAAACAGAGTAAGATCTTCATTGGCCAAAATAAGGGTTCAAGAAATAGATCAAAGCATAAAATATGCCAGCAGCGAAGCCGCTAGAGTTGCCATATCGCTTGACTTACTGAGTCAACGCGAAGAGAAAGAAATCGAGGCAATCAGACTTGGTTCAGAGGATGAGCGTCTAAAGAATCGCCGTATAGAACTCTTAAAAGTAGAGTACACATTTAAGCGGCGCATCCTTGAGCAAACACAACAGGAGTTAGCCGCCTATGGCGCTATAGCTAAACTAAGCGCGGCAGCAGGGTTCCAGGTTTCAGGTGATTCACGCGTTGGATTTGTGCCTGAGGACGCGGCGGGCATTCTTGGAGGAGTAGCCGGTCCCTCTTTTGAAGCCGGTGCGGAACTTACTGCCATTGTCAAACAAGAAGTTGCTTTGGCGCGTGTCCTAGAGAAGTACCAAGAGATTGGCCAAGCCGCTCAACTCACCAGCGAGCTTGTCACGACCGGCTTCCAAGACATGCTGACCGGGACCAAGAGTGCTGAAGAGGTGTTTGCCAACTTCCTGAGGAATTTGGCCGAGATGCTCATTAAGACAGCTCAACAAATGATCGCCCAGTACATAGCAATCGGAATCGCCCGTGCGTTTGCCTTGGGGCAATCTCCAGCTGTCGGCACCCGAGCAAGCGACTTCAACCTCACGGGTTTTGGCAATCTAGAAAGCATCGGCGTTGCAGGATTTGCAGACGGCGGAAATCCCCCAGTGGGACGCCCATCCATTGTTGGCGAGCGCGGCCCGGAACTGTTTGTCCCTAAATCCTCTGGAACGATTGTTCCGAACAACGCCCTTGGCGGCGGTGGCGTGAAGGTTGAGGCGATTAACATTATAGTAGAGAACACAGGCGAAAACTTGAGCCCGAAAGCCCAAAAACAAATTGCTGGGCAAGTTCAAGGCATTGTCCTCTCAACCCTGGCAAACGAGCGCCGTAGTGGAGGAATGCTCTGATGCGTTACATCGCCTTTGACGACATCCCGCTTGCGTTTTCAACAAGCGAGAAAAAGACACAGCGAATCCAACGCGCCCAGTTTGGTGACGGCTACAGCCAAATCCTCAGCGACGGCTTGAACCGTGACATTGAAACCTGGGACTGCCAGACAGTCGTACTCCCCATCGAGGAGATCTACTCCATCGAAAGTTACTTGCTTTCCCAAAAGGGCCAAGCGATTACATGGACTCCACCAAACGGCCAGAAGTCATTCGCCCGTCCAATCACTGCTGGCGAGTTAGAGCTCGGCTACACGAACATCACCTCGATAAGCCTCGCCGGTTATACCCGCCCAGCTGATTACACCGTCAACTTGGCTAGCGGTCTTATCACATCCGTGACCATCCCCAACGGAACAGTGGTTGAAGTCACCCTGACGCTCGATCCAAAGACATTTCTACTTGCAGACGGCTGGACTATTTCCCGCACCATCCCCGGTTACGCAAGTCTTAGCTTTGAACTGCGCCAGGTGTACGTATGACCCAAACACCTCCCAACGCCGAAACCCTTAAAACACAGCTTCCGCAGGTTATCGACCTGTTTACGCTCGACATCACCACCCTTTTGCCCGCTGGTTCGACTGAGCAGGCTATCTATCGCTTTTGCAACTGGACCCAAGTCAACGGCACAGACATCGTTTATCAAGGCAACACCTACACCGCATTGCCACTAGAGGCAAACGGCTTCGAGCTAAACACCAAGGGACAACTGGCACGCCCCACCCTTACGTTCGCCAACATCGGTTTAGCTATCACAGCGCTGACCAACACGTATGACGACTTGGTTGGTGCATCCGTTCAACGCATCCGCACACTCAGCACGTACCTTGATGGGCTACCGGGTGCAGACCCCGACGCCTATTGGGGTCCAGATGAATGGATCGTTGAGCAGAAAAGCAACGAAACCAAGCTTGCCGTATCGTTCCAGCTTGCTGTTCCGTTTGACCTTGAAGGCAGGGCATTACCAGGCCGCAGGTTGCTACGCGAACAATGCCAGTGGATCTACCGCAGCGACATCGGCTGTCACTATGACGGCAACCGTTACTTCAACGCCGACGATCAGTCAGTGGCAAGCATTGATAACGATGTATGCGGCAAACGGCTGAGCAGCTGCCAGCTTCGTTTTGGTCGCATCGAGGTGCTGAAATCCTTCACGTCTGGAACATTATTTTTGGGTTACACCAACATCAGCCCCACCAACGTGGTGATTGTTGGCGACTACCAAGAGACAACGGATTTTACAGTTAACGCAACAACAGGC